GGATCGGCGAACTGGCCAAGGCCAACGCTGGAGAAGACACGCCAGTCCAGACCGGCACCGAGGCTCGAAAGAAGTCTTTCGGCGAAGCTTGTCGCCCGAAAAAGTAAGCCCGCCTCAACGTCGAGACGGTCCCCGAATTCACACAGGCCACAGGAGTAGAATATCATGGCAGACACACTCACCACGCTGGCAGAATTGATCCTCTTCAATTCTCAGGACGTGAACCCCGCAGAGATCACGGACATCCTCAACGCATCCCCAGCGCTCGCAGCGATGCACGCGATGCAGTCGAGCAACGGCACGCTGCACAAGTACAACAAGGAAACCACGGCGCCGGTTGTGGGATTCCGTGCGGTGAACGATGGAGCCGACTACACAGCCGGATCCAGCACGCAGATCAGTGTCACGCTGAAGTACCTCGACGCCAAGGTGATTGAGGACGCCGCAGAAGCCAAGGCCTACAGATTTGGGGCCGAGGCGTGGATGGATCATCGCACAAAGCGACAACTCCGCCAGGCCCTCTACACGCTCGAAAAACAGATCTGGTACGGCACGGTCCACGGTGACGCATCCGGATTCAGTGGCATTGCCAACGACGCGAACTACAACGGCGCCGGAGACGGCCAGGTCGTCAATGCAGCAGGCACCACGGCCGGGACTGGATCCAGCGTGTTCCTCATCGCCTCGACGCCAGACGATGCAGCTTTCGCCCTTGTCGGTGCTGGTGATGCTGGGGTCAGCGGCCCCAATATCAACTTCACCATCTCCGAGACCTTCCAGTCCGTGGTCTTGGGCGCCAACAGCAAGAGCATGACGGCGATGGTCCGCGATGCCGGCGCACACCTGGGCGTGCAGGTCGGATCGAAGTACGCAGTCGTCCGAATCGCCAACCTCACGGCGGACAGCGGCAAGGGGCTCACAGACTCTCTGCTGGCTGATGCAATGGGCAAGTTCCCGAGCGGCATGATGCCGACGATGATTTGCTGCAGCAGGCGGTCTCTGACGCAGCTGCGAAAGTCGCGAACCACGTACAACCCGACAGGGCAGTACGCGACATTGCCGCAGGAGTTCGACGGGGTGCCAATCATCACCACGGACTCCATCATCGACACCGAGACTCTCCTCGCATAGTGGATGCCTCGCCGCGCCGCCTCTCGCCCTGTGAGTCTCCTCCGGTACTCCAGGGCGGGAGGTTCCTCTTGAGTGAACCATGAACCCCATCCAAGCAGCAACAGCAGCAGCACGAGCAGCAGCGCGACAGGTCCGCGGTGAGAGCGGCACGTATTCGCGCGGCGCGTCATCTCTTGCGGTCACTGTGATTCGTGGGGCGACATCGTGGGACACCTCAGCCCCATATCCGGGCGTCCGAGTCGGTGACAGGTCCATCGATTTCCTTATTCCAGTTTCGCAGCTGGTGCTCTCAGGCGTGCAATGGGAGCCCGCGCGAAACGATGAGATTGACGTCGACGGAGCGACGTACAAGGTGTGCCCGAACGGCGACAGTCAACAGCTCTGGCAGTACCACGACAGAGACCGAACCATCTTCAGAATTCACTGCAAGGAGCGTGTCTAATGCCTTCACGCTCACGCACAATTGCAGACGCCCTCGTGACGATTTGCAACAGCTACGCCACGAAGCCCGCAGGTGTGACAGCGACACGGGTGCGATCAGTCACGCATCTCCTGCGCAACATGCCAGCAGCGACGCCCGGAGCCATCGCGGTCATCGTCACCAGCGTGGACGATCAGAGCAGCCGGGCCGAGGCAGCCGAGAACGTCACGATTGGGATCGTGGTGATCGGCAGTGTGGGCTCAGAGTCAGCAGCCAGCGCAGACTCGTGGGACGATTTTGCTGAAAGCCTTCGCGACTACCTCCGCCAGAACGCGGCCGCAAAGCATATCACGACAGGATCACTCACGGCACAACGTCGCACGCTCGCGGTGCCTACGGTTGCCGATGCCGACATGCTCAGCGAGTCGGAGGTATTCGTCTCGGTCATTGAGTGTACGTATTTCTGCACGATTGGAGGGCGGGCATGATTCAAGTCACGTTCTCTGCGAATATGCAAAGCCGTTTCGTCGACTCGAACTTCGCCCGCGACATCGAGCGGCGGATGATTCGGTTTTACGCCATCGCCGGTGCTTCTGTAATGACAACGGCTAGGCGCAGCCTGCGCGGCCCGGTGCAGATGCCACTGTCTGAAATGAGCGATCTACAGATCCAGCGGTATCGGCAGCAACAGCAGGACTATCGCCGCAAGTCAGTGAGAAACAAGGCCCGCAGGCCAGACAAAGTCAGCAAGCCCGGCAAGCCCCCATTTTTGCACGCTAAGCCCAGCGTGCTCAGGACGCGACTATTTTTCGCGCTCGCGCCGGATAAGCGATCGGTGGTGGTCGGCCCAGAGCTATTCCGAACAGGCGCGTCCAATGTTTACGGCGGTTTGAAATCAGTCCAGCAACTGGAAGAATCGCGGCCATTCATGGCCCCAGCCCTCGAAAAAGTCACCCCCAGAATTCCCTCGTATTTGCGCAAAGCAGCCCCTTAGAAAGGAGCATAATCATGCCCACAGCAGCAGACGGATCAGTGTTAGGCGATGACGCCAAGCTGTACTACAGCGCCACCCTTGGCGGCGCAGGAACTCTAACCGAGGTGCCAGTCGTGATTGACGACACCATCGGCAGCGAACGCCGAACAGCCGAAAGCAATTGCCGAGGTGATGCCGAGGTGAGTGAGCATGTGGGCAAGCCCAAGCACACTATCAGCGGAACCATGCTCTTCAAGCGCGGCACGCCAGGAGCCACCTACCTGACACTGCGCAACGCCTACGCAGCCGGAACCCTCCTTCACTTTGCTCTCGCCTCAGGCACGGTCACAGACACAGCGCAGCATGTGTTCAGAATCGAAGGCAAATTCAAGCGGTGGGAAGAGTCGCGCCCCGATAACGACACCATCAAGGCGTCGTTTGAAATTGCTCGCAGCCCCGATTCCAGCTATGCGAGCAACTGGGCAGTAGTCGCAGGCGCGTAGTGCGCAGGCGAGGCTATTTTTCATCGCGTTTACAGGAGAGGCACCATGCCGAAAATCGGAGATATTGACGAGGTAAAGGTCATCCACGCAGACGGATCAGAGGGCACGGCGCGCCTTCTGGTGGTGGCAGTAGTCGGACAGAAGCCGACGCCACCAGTCGAGGCAGAGTAACAGGCAGACGACCGGAGGAATTACAGTGCGACAGACTCAGACGTTTACGGATCTGGCGGGCAAAACGCATGCGGTGAAGATCACAATGGCAGCACGGCGAAAGGTCCGCGACGCCACAGAGATTGACCTATTGCGTGCAGTCGAGCGGCCAGAGATTCTCAGCGACGTCCTGACAAAAATCACGGAAGATGATGAGTTTGTGGTGACAGCTCTGGGGGCAATTCTTGGGGTCACGCCAGAATCCATTGAGGCAGAGGCGGATGCCACGGTATACGCCGAAGCCTCAACGGCTCTCGTGGAGGCAATCGTGGATTTTTTCCCCGACTCCAGCCCGTTGAAAAAGCCATTGAGGCTGGCAGTGGAGAACAGCACGATTCTCACAGAGTCACGGGCGGCAATAATCGAGGCCACGCTGATGCAGGCTATTGGCACGGCCTCGAGCGCATAGCATGTCCGGATCAATGGCTCTGGAGAATGGCCGGGGCGCTGGGCCATGCAAGCCTCGACGCCATTGACAGACTCACACTGAAAGAGCTGCTATGGTTGCACGATGGGCAGTCATACGAACGATGGATGCACACAGGGGCCATCGTCGCAGGTCTGTACAACGTACAGAGAACGAAAACATCTGACAGGGTTTGGACGTTCAAGGATTTTCATCCGGCACACGCAATGACGCACAGGGCTAAGACAGGTCGGCAGGTGGTGCAGCAGACGCAAGGATGGTTCGCGGCTGATGAAATACAATGGTTGCCGGGCTATGGCCCAGGAGGTAAATAGTGGCAGGCAGCAGAGCGATTGAGGCGGCGAAAGCATTCGTGCGGATCTTCGCGCAGAACGACACGGAGAAGACCGTCAAAGAGGTCGAGCGTGACCTTGATGCAATGAATCAGAGGATCAACACGGCGGCAACGGTTGGGCTCGCAGGTATTGCGGCCGGTGCCATCGGGGTGCTCAGTGTGGCATCGTCAGCAGAGCAGACCGCGGTGGCCTTCGAGGTCATGCTGGGCTCAGCCTCACAAGCTAAAATGATGCTGGATCAGATCTATCAGCTCGGCAAGGAAAGCCCGTTTCAGGCAGCGGATTTTCAGGCGGCCGGAGCGACGCTTCTGCAGTTTGGCGTGAGTGCGTCGGAGATCGTGCCTACCATTGCAATGCTCGGAGACGTGGCAGCAGGTGACGCCGAAAAGCTTGCGCGGCTTGCGGTTGTATTCGGTCAGGTCTCAGCAGCCGGACGGCTCACGGGCGGCGACGTTTTGCAGATGATTAACAGCGGATTTAATCCATTGCAGCAGATCGCCCAAGCGACAGGCGAAAGCATGATTGAGCTGCGAAAACGCATGGAGGCCGGTGGCATTTCGTCGCAGGAGGTAGCAGCAGCATTCAGGGCGGCAACATCCGAAGGCGGGCGATTTAACGGCATGACGGAGCGGATAGCAGCCACCACGGGCGGCAAGTTCTCGACGGTAAAAGACGAGTTCATGATGCTCGCTAAGTCAATGGGTGACACGCTTCTGCCGATTGCCAACGGCGTGTTGATGGCTATGTCTGGGATCGTCTCTGTGCTCGGGCAATTTCCCAAAACCACAGTAGTGGTTGTGGCAGCGGTGGCAGGCTTCGCCCTCGCCTTGAAAGCCCTCAACGCGGCTCTCTCGATCTACGCCATGCGGCAGGCTATCGCCACAGCATTGACAGGGCCGAAAGGCTGGTTCATGCTCGCAGGCGGAGCGTTTGCGGCGGCGGTGGCTATCGTGGGCGTCAATGCAGCGACGCAGGAAACCGCAGAGGTCGCAGAGGAGGTGCAGCCAGCCCTCGACACCATGGCGCAGGAATTAGCAGCGGCCGAACAGGCAGCCACCGGCCTCAATGAAGCCACGGCAGAGACTCCGCAAAACCTCGACGCATTGCGGGCTAAGGTAGCATCTCTAATCGATCCACTCGGAGAGGCCAAGCGGGAGGCGTGGGCGCTGGCTCAGGAGCTGGCGAAAAGCGGAGAAGTATCGGTCCAGCAGGGTGCGGTGATTGTGCAGGCCCTCATCGAGGATCGCACGGGCTTTGCCGGCATGGTTGAGGACATGCGAAACGAAATCCGCAAACTCGAAGGCACGGCCACTGATGCCAGTATCGCCTTGGAAAACATGGCAGCGGCTGGGGTATCACCACAGCGCATTGCGCAGCTGCAGCAGATGATTGACAAACGGGACGCCCTCACGCAACAGCAGGCAGACGACGAGTTTTATGCCGACAAGCAGAAGCAAATGGAGGACGCGGCGGCCAACGTGAAAGAAGCAATCCAGACGGCCTCGCAGGCGCTGGCTAAGGAGCAGAAGCGGCTGCAGGTGCTCGTGAATGCCGGGCTGATTACACAGGACGACGCCCAGAAGTTCTTGGAGCAAAATCCGGAGTTCAAAAAGTTAATGGACGGCACGGATTTAGTGAACGCGGTGCGGTCTACGGTGGCGCCCACAGGGGTGGCCCAGGACCTACGCACAGTCAGCGGCGCAGGCCAGTTAACTGGCATCATCAACCAGCAGGGCACACTCGGCCAGCGACAAGTGCAGATCCTCCAGCAGATCCAAGCCATCAACGCCCGGCAGCTCAAAATCTCTGAGCA